GATATGCCTAGCTAGATGTGCGGAGTTTATGGAAGAGTTAGTAATGAAGCCTTGGGTAGGAGACTACCAAGGGTTTCTTACTGGCTCTAATAACTTCAGGAAGGACATAGCAGTAACAGCGCCTTACAAAGGTAACCGTACTCAGTCTAAACCAAAGCACTACGAGCTAATTAGGGAGTACCTAAATAAGGCATGGGCTTGCGAAGTAATAGAAGGACAAGAAGCTGACGATGCAATCGGAATCAAGGCTTATGAGATGGAAGATGTTGAAGACTATGTCATAATGTCTATCGACAAAGACCTTAACATGATTCGTGGTTGGCACTATAATTTTATTAAGGATGAGAAGTACCTAGTTAATGACCAAGAAGCTATCAAACATTTCTATACGCAGATCCTTACTGGCGATAGGGTTGATAATATTGTTGGTCTAAAAGGTGTTGGTCCTAAGAAGGCAGAGAAGATTCTCCAGGACTGCGTCACCGAAGCCGATATGTACAAAGCAGTATTGGAAGCATACGACAACGATGAGAAACGAGTTTTAGAGAACGGACAACTTTTATGGATCAGAAGAAAAGAAAACCAGATTTGGTCACCAGCCCTTTGCAGTACATCCAATGGGTAGATGCGGTAGCAGACTGCGAGTGGCTTGAGAATGTCAAAGCAGAGGTTCACTTATGTCACACTATCGGATGGGTTATTGATGAAACAGATGATGCCATTTGCATTGCTAGCACAGTATCTATGGATAACAGCAACGCCCGTATGCATATACCTAAGCAGTGGATTAAAGTAAGAAAGGAAGTGGTCTTTGAAACCGAGCAGCGCCAAGTCCAAAGGAAGACACCTGCAAAAGTGGGTAAGAGATCTAATACTAGCCAAGTTCAACCTGGAGGCAGACGATGTACGCTCAGTTAGTATGGGCGTGTCGGGGGAAGACCTGCTACTTAGTCCAGCAGCCAGACGGGTCTTACCAATCAGTTTGGAATGCAAGTCCAGAGCAGCTATCTCAGTATACGGTTATTACGAGCAAGCAACAGGGAATGCAGGAGGACACGAACCTGTCGTTGTTATTAAACAGAATCGGTCCAGCCCTCTTGTAGTTGTGGATGCGGAGTACTTTTTTGAACTATTAAGGAAAGCAAGTAATGACTAATCCGTATTTTATTTCAGAACCTTCTGTTATTAGTTTTAGCGGTGGCCGTACATCAGCTTATATGTTGTACAGAATTTTAGAGGCTCATTCGTTTAAACTACCTGAAGAAACTATGGTTATCTTTGCCAATACTGGGAAAGAAGATGAAGAAACTTTAAAATTTGTTAAGGCTTGTCAGGATAATTGGAATGTTCCTATAACGTGGGTGGAGTATAGAGCTTCCAAGCCTGGGTATGAAATAGTCACTTATGAAACAGCAAGCCGTAACGGAGAACCTTTTGAACAGTTAATTACAAAAAAGAAATATTTACCAAACACTTTTGCTAGGTTTTGTACTCAAGAGTTAAAAGTAAACTTAATGAAAAAAGTATTTCCATTAAAATATTTTGTCACACTCGTAGGTATTAGGGCCGATGAGCCAAGACGAGTTGCAAAAATGGCAGCGAACAAAGATGAAAAGTATTGTCCTTTAGCTGTTGCTGGTGTAACTCAGAAAGATGTAATAGACTTTTGGAAACAAAATTCTTTTGATTTAAAGTTGACAGTAATAGACGGAAAAACACCTCTTGGTAATTGTGATCTTTGTTTTTTAAAAGATTTAAAACAAAAATTATCAATTGTTAAGAGGTATCCAGAAAAAGTTGTTTGGTGGGAAAAGATGGAAACTCAAATTGGAGCAACATTTCGGAGGGACCATCCTGAGTATAGGCACATGGTATCAAAAGCAAATGAGCAGGTAGAAATGTTTGCTGATGAATCAATACCGTGTTTTTGTGGTGACTAATAGGAGATCAAGTGAAAACCTTTAAATTTACATACGAAGATACAGAGTACAATGACACTAGCCTGTGGCCTGCAAAGTCAAAACTAAAGGCAGAGCACCTGTTTCAAGACGACACAACTTGGATGACTGTCCTGTATCAATTTATTAAGTTCCTAGAAGGAACTGGCTATATCGGTGTAATTGATAAGATTAAAATAGAGGATAAATACGGTATGAATAAAGACCTTGGATTTGAAACATACGGCTATGAAGAAGAAGAAGACGATGAAATCAAAGTAGGCCTTGATGACTCAGAAGACGATGAAGATGAGGAATACTACAAAGGAATAAACTAATGACTGTTCATGCCATAATCCCTGACTGTCAGGTCAAGGACGGTGTTGATCTAAGTTACCTCACCTGGGTTGGTAAGTACCTAGCTGAGAAGAAGCCTGATGTGATTGTGCAGATTGGGGACTTTGCTGATATGCCTAGTCTGTCTTCTTATGATGTAGGTAAGAAGAGCTTCGAAGGACGAAGATATAAAACCGATATTGAAGTGACAAACAAGGCAATGCAGATGCTGTTGGAGCCTATTAAGGAATATAATGAGAGAGCAAAACGAAACAAGGAACGACAGTATAGACCTCGAATGGTCCTCACTCTCGGAAACCATGAAGAAAGAATTTCCAGGGCTATCGAAGGAGACCCTAAACTTGATGGAACTATTTGCCTCAGTGATCTTGGGTACGAATCACATGGTTGGGAGGTTATACCATACCTTGAACCTATTGTTATTGATGGGGTTGTGTACGCTCATTATTTTACTTCTGGCGTTATGGGGCGTCCTGTAGCATCTGCTGCGGCATTGCTAGCAAAGAAGCATATGAGTGCTGTGATGGGCCATGTACAGAACAGACAGATTGCATACTCCAATCGTGCTGATGGCTCTCAGATCACTGGTCTGTTTAGTGGTTGCTGCTACCTACATGATGAGGACTATCTAGGAAGTCAAGGTAACAAGTACTGGCGCGGTATCTGGTTGTTGCATGAAGTTAACAACGGATCATTTGATGAGATGCCTGTCAGCCTAAACTACTTGAGGAAAAAGTATGAGCATTGATAACGCAACACCAGCAGACTGGCACAGAGCATACTTCAACAGTGCTGAAGACCAGACTCTTGCTGATTACATTGAGAAGAAGAAACCTGCAGCTTCTCGACAGCATGGGGGCAATCACTACAAAGGCACTGAGATACAGTCTTGGGATGTGTTTCTCGATTGGGGCTTAGATCCTTGGGCCTGCAATGTAATCAAGTATGTTCAGCGTCATCGTAAGAAGTCAGGCAAAGATGATCTGGAGAAGGCTAAACACTATCTTGAATTTATGATTGAAAACTACGAACAGATTGGTCACAAGTACTATGATAAGAAATGACTTGCACGAAATATCAAAGCAATATGAAGGAGCCTTTGCTAAGATAAAACAGGGAGAGTGGTATAAAGGACTCAGTCTTCTTGAGTATCGTAACATCAGCGAGTTTACCTATCCATTGCAGGGAGTAAAGACAGCACTGTCCAAACTTCCTTGGTGGACGCCGGGGCAGAGTATTAAAGGCAGGACAATTGTTCTATGTGCGGAACAAGGAAGAGGAGATGTTATTAACTTCTCTAGGTTTATTCCTTTGATCAAACAAGCTAATGAGGATCGTAAAGTCTTTCTTTATTACTACAAAGATCTGCATGGTTTAATGCGTAGGCTTGGTGGTATTGATGGCTTTGTAGATGAGCACAGCGCACCAGAAGGCGCGATAAAGATTAAGACAATGTCTCTGTACGTTTTATTAGCAGAGCATGGGATACTGCCTAAAGAACTTAAAAGTCCCTTCTATGGCTCTAAAGGCATATTTAAAAACCCTGATCTAGTTGTACCTAAAAGAGACAAACCTTTGGTCGGTATCTGCTGGAAGAGCACCAATGATTCATGGAATGTAAAAGCTAAAGTAATTCCTGATGAGGTTGTAAAACCTTTTCTTGACAATCAATCTATTGATTTTGTGTCTCTTCATCTTGAGCAGTCATTTATGCCGCAGTATTTAGAAAGCAATCAGTGGACAGAAACAGCCGATAAGATACAAGTTCTTGATGCTGTAATCTCTGTAGACACTGCTGTGGCGCACATGGCAGGAAGTGTTGGAATCCCTGTCTATAACCTTATAGGCGATAAGGAATATGCTGGTTGGATCTGGTATCCCAATGACAAAGGTAAGACATACTGGTATGATTCAATGCGTACTATTTGGTGGGAGGGATATCAAAAC